CTCTTCTGTTTCTCCGATTCCTTTTTCGGCAGCACCTGCTTGTTCGCCTTTAGCTCTAGCAAATAATTCACCAAGCTCACCTCGTGCTGCTGCTGATCCAGTCTTCTGTTCAGCCTGCTGTCCTTTGTATCCACCCAACACATCCGCTTCTGTGCCTTTGCGTTCAGCACGACCACGCTCCTCAACGCCCTTGTAGTCTTCACGCGCACGCTCTCCCACACCCTCAGCTTGCTTGCGTAAGTCAGCTAGATCGGCTTTACCCCTAGCGCGTACACCTTCACGGGCTTCCTCGCCAACGCCTTTAATATCACGAGTGGCTTTATCGGAAAGGTCTTGTAATCCTTTTCGTCCGGTGTCGTACTTGCTGGCTACATCCTCAATGCGTTCTTTACCACGACCTGTGACTTCTTTGATTGCGGTATCAGCAATGTCAGCGATCTGGTCACCAATGGTGTCCGAGCGTGTATCGAGGTTCTTTACTAGCTTGTCAAAACGCTTATCGATTCCACTCCAGCGACCCTTCTGGTCTTTTTCCAAGCCAGTATAGAGTTCGAGTATCTCACCATAACGCTTTTCGTTGGCAGCATTCCCCTTATCCCTTGCTTCTTGGAAGGAATCTCGCACCCAGTCAATGAGGGACTTGCGTTGGGGAGCAGCTGTATTTTTAGACTTAGGGCGTTCTGACTTACCGCCAGTATCTGATAGTGCCATCTTAGGCTCGCCTTATAAAAGGAGTTTGATTCATATTCGCAAGTTGTTGCATGGCCACACCTGGCTTTCCGATAATTTGACTTTGCTTTGGTGCAGCGGTCGCATAGGTTCTCTGCTTGGGCTGCTTTTGGTTGGTTTCAATGTCCTTGCTAAAACTGGTGTCACCAGCAATGTTAGTCGTATTACCACCAAAGAAATTGGTTGGGCCAGAGCCAAATGTTCGCTGACCTCCACCACCTCCTCCTGCACCACCAGTGCCGCCTGTTCCACCCATGCCACCTGCGCCACCTGCGCCACCTGCGCCGCCCATGCCACCGGGAGTCATTGGACTCATTGGTTGCACACCGAATCCCCCACTGTTTTGATACGCACTAGAGTCGTTCCTTCCGAATCCACCATGTCCCTCTGGAGGTTGGGGATACGGATCACTAGGAGGGCCACCTATTGGAGGATTAGTCGGTTGATACGGGTCGTTTGTCGGGGGAGGGCCAAACGGCCCACTTGTTGGAGGAACGCCCGGTGTGTTGGGTTTAGGCTGAGGAGGAAAAGGATCACCCGGTGGATTAGGTCTTGGTTGTGGATTAGGTCTTGGTTGTGGATTCGGTCTTGGTTGTGGATTCGGTCTTGGTTGTGGATTCGGTTGTGGTTGTGGATTCGGTTGTGGAGTCGTCCCACCCATGCCTCCACCACCGGGCATCGTAGGAAGTCCACCTGTAGTCCCGGTGTATCCACCTCCCATTGGATTATAATTAGGTCGGTTGGGGTCATATACACGTGTCATTTGCTCTGCTCTCTAACTCATCTGTGATAAAACTTCTTCAAACCAATTTCCACCGTAATGGATACATAATCTTCTCGACCCATCAGAGGAATACAGGAAAACCATTTGCCCGTCATATGCACTTGACGGCAAATCTGTCGTGTCTGCGTGGTCACTTGTAACAACTTGTATCTGTATACTTCCTTTGATCTGAACCTGATCTGGGTCAGTCAAAGCAAGTTTTGCTCCAGCCCTTCTCGCCCTCGGTGGGAACTTTGGGCCTCGATTCATTCCATTGATTACACCTGCCATAAATCACCATTGCCTTGCTCTGGGGCCGTCGAAGCTGTTTACCTCGATGCCAAGGAACTCGAATGCCCAACCTTCAGAAGCGTCATCGTTTCTGATTTTTACGTAAATATCGTGTCCTGTTGCACGTCTTCGTTCTGCCTTGTTTCTTCCCGCTGACCACACTCCTGTGAACCGTGTAACCGCTGATGTCGCACCCTCGGCCAGTTCTGCTGTCTCAGCCGAATACACTGTGAAGTCCACGTCACTGCTGCCTGAAGCCATTGCTGCCTTCATATCGGTAAGCATTAGCTTGGGACGGTTCTTTAACTGGATAGGACCTAAGAACACAAATGAATCAATGGCTACAGAATCATCGCTTACGCCAGGTGTCGTGTAATCAAATTTACGCACATAACCGTCTTGCCCGCCTAGCAGCACTGTACGATCCGCTGCTAGGTCACCATCAAACAAGTGAACGGACACAGGGTTGTGAGCAGCAGTAGCAAACTTATCTGGCCACCAACTCTGATTACGAACATCGTAGAAATAGTTAGTAGTTGCCCCACCTGCCAATGGTGTTAGGAATACATAGAACCCACGTTCTACATCGCTCCACACCATGCGTACAGAAGTCGTATCTGCATTGTAAGCGTTAAGCCGTTCTGGTATCTGCTTCTCAGAGATGTTCACAGGCTTCTGACCCGGAACAAGTTGATAGACTCCACCACGGGAACCAAAGAAGTAAATCATCCCTTCTGGACTCTTACAGAAAGGTCTGCCAAAGGGTGCGCCAATGGTATCGGAGATCAGGTCGAAGCGACCACCTTCCATCGGGTCACCTGTGAGTTGCCAGATTGAATGGTCACCAAAGATTAGAAGCAAGTCATCCGAGTATGGAACCATGCAGTTCACAATATCTGGACTCTTGCCACAATCAGCATTGTTACCTGCAACAGCCTGCGTAGATGTTGAAGTCGTTGGTGAGTAGTTCCAATCCCTCGCATCACCAACAGCACTCATGTACCAGTTGTGAGGATCGCTGCTGATACCAGACTGCACAATACGACCACGCCATGTCTCAATCAATCGAGGCTCGTTGCTGGAATCAGTTGGAAGCGAACCTGAACTAGCTGTCCAATTTGCAACCGTATTAGTCGAAGCTGTGTATTGCTTAACAGATGCTCCATCAGCAAAATAGATCACACCAAACAGTTCAGCGGAAAAGATGGTGGGTACGGTGGACGATAGCGCACCACTACCATTGGTCGCCGTAGTGAACCCACTTGTCGTGAATGCGGCCACAGTTCCATTGGTTACAGCATACGAAACCACAGTCCTTGCACCGACCTCATCCTGGTCAGCAGGAACTGCTCTTGCTACCACTTGGCCCATATCTTGGACTTTGCCATCGGCTGTACGTGCGTTTACATACTTTGCAAGCCCAGCCCTCTGACCACCACGAGAACGCCCTGTACTAGGCTCCCACGCCCGCACATTCTGACATTCTACCGTTGACCCCTTTGGCTGAGTCTCGTACCCAGTTGCTTCAACAAGCCCAAGATTTGGCCAAGGCATATCAAACCTTGTCCGTAATCTCGACATTAGCTCATTGCAACTCCATTACTAGCCAAGGAACTCCAACAAATGCTGGAACCTTTGCGAATGCTAATCAACGTAAGCAGGTCACCTGCATCAGCAAACGTAGCTGTAGCTTCAGTTCCAAGACCAGAGTTAAGTATTTCTGATCCTTCGCCTGTTACAGTTAAGTCACCGCCGTCTGTCTTAAAACAGATAGAGATGATAATACCAGGTCGTTGAGGTGAAGCAATCTTACGTGCTTCTGCTCCCCCAGTGACAACCGAGCAAATACCAAAGCTACGATCAACTGCGATTGTGCCACCACTGCCTGGGTCTAAAATCTCCAGTTCAGTTGTTTTGGCAATTTCTTGTAGGACGTTGTGTCCACTCATAGTTCTATTCCTTCTAAGAAGAGATGAGGTGTAAGTCAACCACACCGGCATTGTTGCCGAGCAGTTTAATAAAAGCAGCACCTTCAAGTTCTGAAGGAAGCGGCCACGCTTTTTCTACTGCAACTGTATCCGAAACAGCACCAGAAGAGTTTTTCAGTTCATAGTATGTGCCATCCTCAGTTGACGACACGTAGTAATTAACAGTTGTTGTCGGGCTAGATGCGTCTGCTTGGAGAATCATCACCCCCTTAGTGAAGCCTTTGAACACAATTGCGTCAGAGTCTCCAATCGACGCTGCTACGACGACTCCTGTAATTACGCTATTTTGCGGTGTAGTGTGCATTGTTTTTCCTATTTACGGGTTAGTGTCCGTGAAAGATGAGCCGTTGTACGTAACGACACCACCATTGAGATACCTATTAGTTTGCTCCGACCAACTACTACCATCTGAACTATCACCATTATACCCCATATGCTCTGGTGTGTTCATAATAGTATCGTAAGCAATCGAAGCAGCTAAACGCTGTTGATAAGCAGCGGCATGTATCCCTGCGTTATCATCCATCCTAGCTTCGGCTACAGCTAAACACGATTCAAGAATCGTCTCCGCATGTGCCTCACCACCAAGAGGATATGGATTTGCGGCTGTCAGGTTTTGAGGCAGTGCGTGATAGCGATATGATAATGTGTACGCCTTGTCGGGAGAGGGGTACAACATTAATTGAAATCGCTGTCCATTGGACCCGCTACTACTAATAGGCCTGACAGCCGCTAGTTTGGGATCACTAGTGATACTAGAGTAATCCCGTTGCCGCAAGGTTCGGATGCGATGCTCGCCTGTAATCTCTATTGGGAACCAGCGGTTATCATCCACTGAATACGTCATCGTCCCAATAAGACCTCCGAAATTTGCTGACAAGGTATAGTCGGCTGTTCCTGCTACCAACACCTTGGTCGTCGTAGGTTCCATAAATGACCACTTATAACCAAGGGGTGTGTTTTGAGTAGGGGGTGGGTGATAAAAAGACCTCAACCCGGATGCAATAATATCGTCTAACTGAGTTCCTTCATCTGTGGACCAGTTAGCCGCCGTTCGTTCACCTAACCAGAACCAACCTACTTCTTTTCGTAGGTAGTTCCGATCCACACTTAACGTACTCTCAACAGATACATCTGCTGGGGAGCCTACAGTGCGAATGGTAAATTGTACAGGTACTGCACTTGAGTGTGTAAATAAGAGGCCTACGATAGCCGCTGTCATCTCCGCAGCCGTTAGGTTGACAGAGTACTGCCCATTACCTTCCTCGGCTATAGAGCCTGCTATGGAAGCCTGAGTCCCACCGTCCTTAGTGATATACTTACCAATACCAGCGGCCACACCAGTTAGTGCAGCCCCTGTGGTCTTATTCACAAGTCCAAATGTAAACCCTGTAACGGCTTCGGCTCTTATAAAACTCATATGTATTTCTTATTTATAGTGCGAAAACCCGCACTAAGCCCCGGCAGATCAGACG